TTGTTTAATATGGGAGTTGGTAGAAACAAAGCAAAAGGCGGCAAAATGACTATGGTAGCCGAGACTCGCGAGCGTAATTGCAGTAAACCAGGCAAGGGATTTTAACAAAAAGTTGAAAAATAAAACACGAGAGCGACCAAAAGTCGCTCTTTTTGTTGTAAATTTGCAGCACTATGATAATTAAAGAAATTGAATTCAATCAAGAAAAGCTTATGTCTGGCATCAAAAAGATATCAGACGCCGTAAGCTCTACGTTGGGCCCGATGGGTCGTACCGTACTAATTGAGTCTGAGAACCACACAAGGGGAATCACCGTTACAAAGGACGGCGTAACAGTAGCCAAGTCTATCATTTTAGAGGACCCTATCGAGAACTTAGCCGTTACAATGATCAAAGAGGCGAGCGAGAAGACAGCTACAGCGGCAGGAGACGGAACAACAACGTCTGTTGTACTTGCCAGCGCAATCATCGACGCGTTTATCACCGAGGACGCCCCAAACAATCCACAGATCTTAAGAGACATCGTCATCGAGTCTAAGAAAGTAATCAAGGATCTAGAAGAGATGGCCATCCCAGTAACAAATGAGATGTTGCTAGACGTCGCTACTATCTCAGCTAACAACGACAAAGAAATTGGTAGCATCGTACACGACGCATACACAAAGGTTGGGAGAGACGGTATCGTTACCGTAGAGAACTCGTCCACAAGCATGACATACTCAGAAGTTGTTGACGGCATGAGAGTCCAAAGAGGATACTCAAGCAAGTACATGATCAACGACCAAAAGAAACAAGAGATTGTTTTAAACAATCCATATATATTAATCTCAGACCAAGAGATCGCGTCACTACACCAGATTGAGCATATCCTCGCAGAGGTAATCAGGCAGAACAGAAGCATATTGATCATCGCTGAGATAAGCGAGAACGCTATGTACTCACTGAACATGAACAGCGCCAAGAAGGTGTTGAAGGTTGCCACCATTGTACCCCCACAGTTTGGATACAAGAGAGACGAGATCATGAACGACTTAGCGTTCGCTACAGGAGGACTATTTATCTCTGACAGCATTGGCGACAATATGGAGCTAATGACAATTGACTCATTGGGCGAAGCCGACAAGATTATTATTGGCAAAGACTCCACGGTGATCATGCTGAAGGACGGTGAAGCGGCAAAGCAAAGAATTGATGACATCAAAGACATTACTGCCAGCACAAAAGAAGAGATTAACTTCAAACAGGAGCGTATCGCTAACCTGTCTGGTGGAATCGCTGTGATCTACGTTGGTGCCAGCAGTGACATCGAGCAAAAAGAAAAAAGAGACAGAGTTGACGATGCGGTGTGCGCAACGCGAGCTGCACTAGAAGAGGGTATCCTACCTGGCGGTGGATATGCATTGCTTCACCTATCGGCAGACTACGATACGATGGACGGTATCGTGCCTAGAATTATGACGCACGCGCTTAGCGCACCATGCTATCAGATTATGGCTAATGCCGGACTGTCTCTAGAAGAGATCGATGAGACTATCGAAAGATACCTAAGAGACGGGATTGCGTACAACGTAAAGACCGGAGAATCAGGCAAAATGATTGAGATGGGAATTGTAGATCCATTGAAGGTTACAAAAAGCGCTCTAGAAAACGCTGTGAGCGTTTCTACGACACTTTTAGGAACTCAGTGTATAATTTATAACGTTAGACAAAAATGAGAGCTGTAAACAAATATATTATCATAGACCAGATCGTGGAGGAGGTTAAGGCCTCCTCTGGTTTGATTTTGTCAGCGGTTGAGACAGACGAGATGCGTTACGGAAAGGGTACAATTGTGTCTACCGGCAACGAAGTAATTGCGGTTAGTGTTGGACAGACTATATACTTCGATAAAAGGGCTGGGCATCAAGTCCGACTTGAAGGAAAGGTATATGGGATAATTAAAGAGTCGGACGTGGTCGTTGTTCTGGAGGAGTCGGATCTTCGTGCATAATTTTATTTGCACGAGCCATAACTCTATTACTAAACATTTTTTTATCAGTGAAGGCAATATCTTTTTTACCTTCTAGAATCTTATAGATAGTGTCGCATATTCTCTTCCCTTTATTGGAGATGACGAATAGACCGGCACTATTTTTATAGTTATCACGCCACTTGACAATATATCCCATCTGCAAAAATCTTCCGAACCTGCGGCTGTCAAATGCGAATGATTGGTCAAACTTATTAAAATAATCCCATCTAAATGGTCTCTCGCTATATATGTATAGCAGCATGTCGATGTCACGCTCGTTGATACTGTGCTCCCTCTTTACGTAGTAACGCACTAACCTCCAATACTTTAGGTAATTATACTTAATGTCTGTAATACGTGCCGGACCTAATGGGTCGTTACTTAGGGCTTTCTTTTTTGCGATTCTTGCCTCGCAACGTTTGATTGAAACTTGATTCATATTCTTATCACAAATATAGATTATATTTGCGACAAAATGGAAGGCTTAGGAGACACAATAGCAATGATACTCAAGGCTACGGGAGTAGAAACCGTTGTCAAAGCAGTTGCTGGAGATGAATGTGGATGCAAGGCTAGACAAGAAAAATTAAACAAATTATTCCCATATGGCAAAAGCAAAGAAGCAGACGGAGTCGAGCAAGAAGTTCACTCTGAAGCCAAAGTCTAAGAGACCTGGCGTTCACAGCAAAAACAACAAGCCTGATAAACGTTACAGGGGTCAGGGAAGATAATGGCTAAAGACAATCCAATACCAAAGACAACTAGGGGTAAGGGTGCGAATTACTTACCAGCTAGTAAAGGTGCCGGCATGACATCAAAGGGTGTAGCTGCGTACCGCAAAGCTAACCCAGGCAGCAAGCTAAAAACAGCTGTGGTGGGCAAGGTAAAAGAGGGAAGCGCTGACGCAAAGAGACGTACATCATTCTGTGCTCGTAGTGCTGGCCAGATGAAGATGTTTCCCAAGGCTGCTGCCGATCCAAACTCTAGACTTAGGCAGGCTAGAAAAAGATGGAAATGTTAAAGTAAATTAATTATCTTTGTAGAAAATAAATAAACACTTATGAGTTATCAAAGGTTACAAGTTAGTAGGGCTGCGACTGTTACAAAGTCCGACACAGTCGATATACCATCAATTAATGGTGGAACAGACAACAGAGGTCCTGTATTATATATTGGCGGAGCTGGAAACGTAAGAGTTCTTACTGAAGGTGGCGATGATGTTATATTTTATGGCGTATCGGCTGGGCAGTTTTTGCCAGTCCATGTCCTTAGAGTATTTTCAACAGACACATCAGCAACGAATATCGTAGCTCTTTGGTAATATGATTGCAATATCAAATGCAATATCAATTGGTCTAAATAGGCTAGGTGGAGGAGGTCCGGGACCTGGTCCAGATCCAGACGCACAAGCATTCTTTGATAGAGTTGCTGCCGCTGGAGGAGTGCTTACTGAAGCTGAAACAACTGCGGTTAATCAGCTGGTATTAGATATGAAGACCAATGGAATATGGACGTCAATGAAAGCAATTTATCCAATGGTAGGAGCAAGTGCGGCAGCGTGTGCGCAGAATTTAGTAGATAGTAATTTTACGGGTACGTTTAGTAGTGGTATTACCTATGCAAGTACAGGGGTGACGGGTAATGGTTCAGGTGCTTATATGAATACTAGTCTTACTCCATCAATAAGTTTGACCACCGCAAATCATCATATAAGTTTTTATTCAAGAACAAATGCATCAGGTAGTGCAGTTGATATGGGTGTTTACGAATTTACTTTTGGTTATTCAGGACCATTTATGAGGACGAGAACTGCATCAAACCAACTGCAATATGGTATGGGAACAAATACTGCTTTTAATGATACTCTTTCAAGCAATACTGATTCAAGAGGTCATTTTATTGGTAATATTTTAGCAACAAATAATCGAAAAACTTATATAAATGGAGCAATTAGCGGTGTTAACGCTACAAGTGGAAATGCTGATTCAGGAACTGGTCCTATTTTTGTTTTAGCCGTTAATCGTATGCCATTGCTTGCGGGTTCATTCTCGATTAGACAATGTGCATTCGCATCGGTTGGTGGCGGCTTAACAGATACGCAAGCATCTGACTTTTACACCGCAGTACAAACATTTCAAACAACCCTCAATCGCCAAGTAGTTTAGGAAATATGATTACATTGTTGTATATTTGTGTTATGGGGAATAGATGGTCTACAATGAAACCATTAGATGCTAACTACATTGTGAGCAACTATGGCAAAAAAACCGTACAACAAATTGCAACTGATTTGAACGCAACTACTGATAGAGTTCGTAGGGTGTTAAAAATGCAAGGAGTACCAATGATGGGTAAATCTGCAATGTATGCGAATATTAAACAATTGAAATTTGATTATGAGGATGCGTTATGTGAGGATTATAAAAATGGATTAGCCCAAAATGATTTGTCAAAAAAATACAATATTGGTGCAGAAAAAGTTAAATTTTTATTAGATAGAAATGGTGTTGATAGGTTAAAAGGGAAAGGTGCTTTTATGATAAAAGTATGGGCAAATGGAAAACGTCAACCAAGAAACTGCAACAAGGGTGGAACACAAGATATTCATAATGCTTTATTTGGTAGATGGAAGGCTGGTGCTAAATCAAGAAATTATCCTTTTAATGTAACTATTGAATACTTACAAGGGGTTTTAGAATCTCAAAACTATAAATGTGCATTAACTGGCAGCCCATTATTATGCCCAAAAACATACAACGAAAAGCGTGAAATGACATCTAACCCTTATTTAGTATCTTTGGATAGAATACAAAACGATTTAGGATATGAAGAAGGTAATGTTCAATTCGTTTGTGTATGGTCAAATAAGGCAAGAGGTAGTTATGACAATGAAATATTTAAACAAATAATAAATAATCTTAAAACACTATGATAGGATACATTTTAACTACAGAAAACTACGACCAAATACAAGGTCAATTTTACACGCCTTATGAATTTTTCAACTGCGTACAAGACATTAACGATGTATGGTTTTTGTTTTTATCTGACCAAGACAAAGCACAAATTGAAGGTACTCAATGGGAGTGGATTTTAGAGCTACCACAAGGCGAATACATACCTAAACCAGCACCACCATTCCCAGGATAATGCCTAAGAACAAGATAGTCGGAAAGAACACCAGAGCCAGTAGCACAAAAGCTACCGGTAGGGACTATTCATACGACAAGAAGTACCAGGCAACTCCAGAGAAAAAGAAGTACAGGTCCGAGCTGAACCAAGAAGCGAAGGACAGGGGCATCTACGGGAAGCGTACTGCTATGGGAAAAGATTTAAGCCATAAGAAGGACGGGGGGCTTGTGCTCGAAAAGTCGAAGGTAAATCGTGCCAGGAATTCTCACAACGGTAAGTCTAGCCTAAAGTAAAAACGGCTATCTTTGTATTATGTTCCACAGGCCTCCAAAGAAATATAGCGAATACCTTGTAAATGTACCTCAATCAATAGACTGGATACTTAAGAGTATCTGGAGATTGAACAAGTATATATTATCATCTGGAGCAACAAATAGCAACGTATTAATAGATGGGGGATCTTTTGTAGAACCCAATGGCTATGTGCTTATTGACGGAGGATCGTTTATTTAAAATAACTATCTTTGCAACATGGCGATAAAAATTAGGAGAGGAACGGATACGGCTAGGCTCGCAGTAATTTTTGAAGAGGGCGAAGTTATTTATACTACCGATACAAAATCCTTTTTTATTGGCGACGGCGTAACCGCAGGCGGAAATCAAATCGGAGGAACGACTGCAGCGTCATTGCTTAAAGCTGAGGTTCACAATGCGACAGGTGCCACACTTACAAAAGGGCAGGTTGTATATTTAAATGGGAACACAGGAAACAAACCAAATGCAGTTTTAGCTCAAGCTAATTCAGAGGCGACGTCTAGCAAAACTATTGGCTTAATTATTTTAAATATTTCAAATAACGCAAACGGCGACATCGCGACAGATGGACTGCTAAGCGATTTAAATACTTCCGCTTTTGTGGCAGGCGATTTGCTTTGGCTTTCGGATAGCGTTGCAGGTGGTGTGACGACTATCATTCCAGATACTCCGAATCATGCTGTATTTATTGGATATGTGGTAAGGGCTCACGCTACGCAAGGCTCGATTTTAATTCACATCCAAAACGGCTATGAGTTAAACGAGATCCATGATGTTAAAATTACAAGTGTCGCAAATGGGGATGTGCTTTCTTATGATTCAACTTTGGGATATTGGAAAAATATAGCAAACTCCTCGTTCACACCACCTAACGGACTTTTAAAAATTGCATCTGCAATCTCAACTACATTGCAAGTCGTTAAAGATTATTTAGACAATGCAAGTGTATTGTTTTTAAATAGTCGTAGAATAGGGATAGGCAAAGATACAAGCGTTACAACTCAAAGCGTTGCCGTTGTTGAGGTTCAAGATACCAACACAAGTATAGTATTAAAACCCAACGGAACAGGTGCTTTACTTCTTAATATTCCAGACGGAACGGATGTAGGTGGTAATGCTAGAGGGCAATATGCTGTTGATTTGCAAAGAGTTAGAAATGTTTCAGACAGAGTAGCTAGTGGTTCTTTTTCAGTTATTAGTGGTGGTGAAAGGGCTAAAGCAAGTGGTATTTATAGTGTTGTTTCTGGAGGTTTTACAGGGTTTTCTACTGGTGATTATTCCACAGTAGGTGGTGGTGAATCAAATACTTCTGCTGCTAATTACGCAACAATATCTGGAGGTCAATCAAATACAATAATAACTAGCATTAACTCTACTATTGGTGGAGGTAAAAGCAATCAAATAACTGCCGCAGCTTATTCAACCGTTTCAGGCGGACAATCCAACACAGCATCACCAGGAACTCATGCAACTATTTCTGGTGGTCAAAATAATCAAATTTTAGCTTCTGTTTGGGGTACAATCTCAGGCGGTCAATCCAACACAGCAACTTCAGGAACACATGCAACTGTTATAGGTGGGCAAAGTAATACAAGTAGTGGACAATGGGGTATTTCTGGAGGGCAATCTTCAACTGCTAGTGGTTCTAGGTCAATTGCCTTAGGAACATATGCTTTAGCAAATGCAACTGGTGCTGTTGCAATTTCTGCTGGTGCTAATAACACTACTACAGCAAGTGGTGTTTCATCTGTTTCAATTGGTAATGATACAAATGCTTCAGGTAGAAATTCATTATGTACTGGATATTTTTCAAATGCTTATCTATATGGACAACGATCTCATAGTGGAAATTTCATAGGTTCAGCTGTTCAAGGAAATTGTCAAATTTCTGAATTAAATCCTTATAAATTAGATACTTTAACAACGGCAGCAATCACCGTTCTTTCACTCGATGGAACTGGCACAACAAACCTAATCATTCCCAATGGCAACAACCGCGCTTGGAACGTCACCATTGACACTATCGCAGTAGTTACGGCAATAACGGGAACTGCAACGGGAGTAAGTGTTGGGCATTGTTATTCAGAAACAAAACAACTTTTATTTAAGCGAATAGGTGGCACATCTTCAATAGTTGGAACGGTTGACACGTCTGCAATTAAATCAGATTCGGGAATGTCAACGGCATCAATCACAATTTCTGCGGGTGGTTCTCAACAAATGGCAATCACATTCACTGCACCAACTTTTGCTGGTTCTGGAAGTATAACATGTAGAATAGTTAGTAAAGTTATGCTTGTTGAAGTTGCATATTAATTGTAAATTTGGGTATGGAAATATATAAAGACATAGAAGGATTTAACGGGATTTACAAAATAAGTAATTATGGGAATGTTATTTCATACTCTAAATACAATAAAAATGGCAAAATCTTGTTGCCAGAAAAAACAAATAAAGGTTATTTAAGAGTACATTTAAAAAGAAAACATTATTCTATTCATAGACTTGTTGCATATTGTTTTTTAGGAGAACCAAAAGGCGATAAAGTTGTAAATCATAAAGATGGGAATAAACAAAATAATCATGTAGATAATTTAGAATGGGTTACACAAAGTGAAAATATTTTACATTCATTTAAAAGCGGAATGAGTAAAATGAATAAAGGCAATGATAATGTGTTTTCTAAAAATATTATTAAACAAAATATTAAAACATTAGAAACTGAATTAATAATTGGATTGCGTGAATATTGTTTAAAAAATAAATTAGATAGAAGATGTATTCAAAGGGCAATAAATGGAGAGTATAAAACAGCATACGGCTTTAAATGGTCATTAGCATATTAATAAAATTATGGCAATAAAAATAAACACAACACTAACAACCGACGAAGGCTTTGAAGTAAGCAACACATTCGGTTATCTTAACATATACATTTTAGCACCTAATAGCAATTGGGTGAATCTAAACTATTATAAAAGTGAGCAGGACTGGATAGACGGCAAAGCACCTTTGAACGTATCGGCACTACCTAACCAAGTGCAAACCGAGTTAACAACTGAGGAGTTTTGGGGAGCTAATTTAGCAACTTTAATTCACGAAAAATGCAAAGTTAAGATTGAAGAAACAACGGGAGAAAACACAGTAACTATAGTACAATGAGCCTACCAATTTCCTTTGAAGAATTTAAAAAGAACCCAATAGCGGCTGTTGCTTTTTGTATGCTTTTAATTGTGGGCTATCTCTACTATGATTCCGAAAATACAAAAAAAGCCATTATTTCAAAGTGTGAAAATGAGAATATAAAAATGGGCGATAGGTTGCACAAAATGGAACGTCAACAAAAGCAAAGCGATAGTTTATTGGCGGTTTATTCTTATGAAATTAAATTTTACTTGAATGCCATTGAAGGGTATTCGCAGACTATACAAAAATGACAAAATTTAACGACACGGCAGCAGATAGTAGCAGCATTATATCAGTAGTAAGTGCAGTTGCATCTATTAGCACAACGGCACAACCTATCATTTCAGCATTGGCTGGAATTGTAGCAATTATTTCGGGCTTATTTGCAATACGTTACTACATAAAAAAAACAAACAATTTATGAAAATATTTGAAATCTTCAAAGGTGATAAAGGCGAGTTTTCCTCAAAGCGAATGATAGGTATCTTAGGGGCCATCTCTTTAATTGTTGCAATGTTTTATCACAACAGCGACAAGTTAATAGAGAGCGTTGAGTGGGTAACTATCCTATCTCTTGGCTTTACGTCCGTAGATAAGTTTGGCAACAAGAAATAAAATTATTATATTTGTATAAATAATATGAAAAATAGAGACTATCCATTAGCGCCTACGTATTTTAAAGGTGAAGACCCTTTGAAAAAAGGTCCAGGCAATCCACCAAAGAGGATTAAAACCAGAGACGTTACAGAGGAAGAAAAAGCTGTTATATCTAGATCTCACAATACATTATCTAAAATTCAATCTACCAGAAGGGCTGATAAAAACTCCCCTAGATTGCCTGAACTAGAAAAGTTAAACAGAAGACAACAAGATAGTGTAAACACTATTGGAAGAAGCTTAACAAGTTATCCTTCTGATGAGGTAAGAATTAAAAATCAAAACAATAAATTCTACAAAGAAGCTCAAAGGCAAAAAATGCAAAAAGCCTTAGACGAAGTTGTAGGCAAAAAATAAAAAGAATCCCCGAAAGGGGGTTTTTTATTAAATACATACACATGAGATACATATTAGTAATAATTATATTGTGTTCTTGCTCTGCTCAGTGGCACTTAGATAGAGCAAAGAAGAAGGATCCGTCTTTGTTTACAAAAATGGACACTACTTATATTCACGACACTACCGTGTATACGAAGACATACACGCATGAGGATACCTTCTCATATGTAGAGCACGATACAATCACGTATGAAGATACGGTGATGAAGATTAAGTTTGTTGTGAGAGATAGAAAGATATACATGAAGGCTGAAGTAAAGCCAGATACTTTAAGAATAAGAACCCACACCAGAGTTCAATATGAAAAGGTAACAATTAAAAAAGACTGCTATTGGTATATTGTAATTTTATTCGTACTTTTGTGCCTGTCAATTTACTATAATATAAAAAAATGAATAAAATCAAAGAAGACCAATTAAGTAAGTTAGTGTCCTTGAATCAAGACTTAAGACACTTGAAAAACTCTATTGCAGACACAGAGATTCAGATATCTAGAGCAAAAGCGCAAATAGGAAGCGCAGAGTCAGCTAAGATGGACTTTATTTCTAGAATTGAAAACTGCGCAAAAGAGTTGGCTGACTTTCAACAAGAACTATCTACAGAGTACGGAAACGTAGTCATAGACTTACAAACAGGAGAATATAAAAATGGCTAAGATCGAAACATACACACTAGACACAAACCTTACGGGAGCAGAAAAAGTTTTAGCTTCTGACGCATCTACAAACGAAACAGTGAACATTCTTGTTAGCGCTGTTAAAGACTATACGCATAAAAACGCATTTACTGTGGCTAATGAAGCAGCTAGACTTGCGTTAACCGTTAGTCCAGGGGCTCAAGTATTTCAGCTAGATACAGGATCTTTGTATATCAAGAAGACTTCTTCTTGGGTATTAATTGTATGATAATCAGAAAGATATCTGTAGGGGCAGACTATAAGTCAGCGATGAACTACATCACTGGCCAGTCTGTATTGAGCGGAAGTCACACCATTCACCATATCGCTATGAATGATGATGGGTCTTTCGTTGTATTTATAGAAAAAGAGAAAGAGGTATTTATGTGGAAGAAGTTTTCATATACTATGCCTGTTTCTGTAGAATTTAACATAGACTTTATTTAATATGATATCGCCGTTCTACTTTATTGTAGAACCTGTTGGCGGAAAGAGTTATGACAACATAAGGGATAATGGCCTTATTGTAAGTTCTTCTAAAGAAGATCATAAAGCTACCAATAGGTTTGCATTAGTTATTAATACGCCAATAGGCTATACTGGACCAGTTAGCATAGGCGACACTGTCGTTGTACATCACAATGTATTCAGGACATACTTTGATATGAAGGGAAAGGAAAAGAAAAGTTTCTCTCATATAAAAGACAATATATATTATTTAGAGTTAGATCAATTTTATTTATACAAGAGTAATGGCGGAGAGTGGAACGCAAACCCTCCATACTGTTTTGTTAGGCCACTAAACAAAGAACAGATGTCTCAGATTGAAGAGGCTGGCATAAAAGAGGCGCTAACAGGAGAGATTGTATACTCTAATTGCTTTGACAGGGGCTCCATTATTTCATTCCAGCCAGACAGCGAGTATGAGTTTAAGATAGACGGAGAAAAGTTGTACAGAATGTTTGACAAAAATATTTGCATTGAACTATGACAACAGAAGAAACTAAACTAGAAATTATTAAGGCGGCTGAATTAGCAATTAAGGAATTAATCAGAGTT